CTGCGGCGAAGGCTCACACCTTCAAGCCGCTCTACGGTGGTACATCAGGCACGCCCAATGAGGTTGCGTATTATCAAGCCTTCGTTGACAAGTACCCAGCGCTTGCTAAATGGCATGCGGATTTGCAAACTGAGGCTATTACACACAATGTTGTTAGTCTGCATACTGGTCAGCAATTCGCTTTTCCAGATACTAAACGCCTTGCTTCTGGCGCTGCATCCAACGCTCCCTCAATCAAGAACTACCCTGTACAAGGTTTGGCAGGGGGTTGCGTGGTGCCGCTCGCACTTATTTCGCTTCACAATGAGCTTAGAAATCAGGGCTGTAAATCTCTTGTTATCAATACGGTTCATGACTCAATAGTACTGGATGTCTACCCTGGTGAGGAGAAGCAAATTGCACGTATTACCTACGATGCGATGCGCTATGTAGATAAAGTGTTCGAAGAACTATACAACATAAAGTGGCATGTGCCTCTTGAAGTTGATGTCGAGATAGGTAAAAATTGGCTCGACATGGAATCATTTTCGCTTGACTAAGGGGTCAGGCTATGATAAAAATTGTACTTGTCTAAAAAGGAGCATGGTTATGACAACATTACCTTCCGTTACAAATGATATATCGTTTGAACAACTGGCTGGCTTAATTGGCCAAGAATCACCATCGTCTGGTGGTGGCGCATCTTTAGCTCTGCTTAAGATTAACAGAGACCACGAAGATGACAATGGGCGGTCTATTCCTGCAGGTTCTTTCTTTGTGAACCACTCAGGCACTTCCGTCTATGCTAAAACTATTAAGTTTCAGCTATTTATGCAGCGTTATCAGTATATGCACTATGACGCTGTAGCTAATGAAATGGTATCTAAGTCTGTGCTTGCGAAGGACTTGTACCCACAAACTGAAATCCCTGATACAATTGGGACATTACGCTGTGGTTCAGTTCCCGCTTCACAACGCGATTCACTTTCACCAGAACAAGCCCTAAAGCAGAAGGACATTAAGTGTTTCCGTATGCTTTTTGGTAAAGTTACGTTCAATGACGCTGTTGATGCCGATGGCAATTCTACAGAGGTTGTTGATTTGCCGGTACTTTGGAGAGCACGAGGTTCTAACTTCATGCCTATTTCAAAGCCGCTGGATGCGTTGTCTGCCCAAAAGAAGCCGTTTATCTTCTATAATTTAAACGCTCTTCTTAATAAGGCAAAAAACGGCGGTCTTGTGTACTATGTTTCTGACCTTAGTGTTGGGGATGGTCCGCTAGACTTTACAGATGCTGACCAAGAGTTGCTTAAGTATTTCGTTGATTACATCGACGGAGAGAATAAGCAAATTATGGGGGAGTATGACAAAGCCCTTCGTATGAGCGGTGATGTTATCGACGCCACGTCTGTTGACGCTTCCATTGACGATGCCCTCAATGATGACTTACCTGAGTCAATGACAGCATGAACGTAAACCAAAGCCGCCTTCTTTCTTTCCTTTCTAGGGCGGCACGTGGGGAGGCTGAGATGCCTCCTCACATCCTTGATTCTTTCGCTAAAGCCGCACGTGATGCTATGGAAAAGCACTTCGTGGACGGAAAACATGACTTTACTCTGCGTATGAGTAACGTGGGCAAGCCGTCCTGCCAGCTGCAACTCCAAGCACAAGGCGCAAAGCCAGAAGAACGCACCTACGATTTCAAGATGCGTATGATTATGGGCGACCTTATGGAAGCCGCACTAATCGCTCTGATGGAAGCGTCAGGGATTGAAATCAAATCACATCATGAAAAAGTCTCGTACAAAATTGATGACACAGTTATTAATGGTGAATATGACATAGAGCTTGAGGATGGCATTTGGGATATCAAGACGGCATCCCCATTTGCATTCGAACACAAGTTCAACTCTGCCACCGCATACGAGCGTATCAAGTCTAATGACTCTTTTGGGTATGTAGCTCAGGGAACTGGCTACGGCATGGCATCAGGCAAACCATTCAAGGGGTGGATAGCATTGAACAAGTCCACCGGTGAGATTGCATTTGCTGATGCGATAAATTCATCACAGGAAAAGGACGAAGTAAATGAGAAGATACGAGATGCCATTGTGGCAACTAATGGCTCAAAACCTTTTGAACGACAGTTTTCGGATGTCCCCGAGGTATTTTACAAAAAGGAGACTGGTAACAGAACCCTTTGTATGGAATGTTCATGGTGCGACTACAAACACCACTGCTGGGACAACCTCGAATTCAGAAGACAGTTACCAAGCAAGGGGAAAAACCCCAAGTTCGTCTGGTACACCTACATCACAGACGAATGGCGTAACACTGACGATACGGTACCAGTCAGCTAATGGTGAGGCAAACGCTAAAATCTTCAAAGTCACCGAAGACGAAGCGAGCGACTTCCTCACGGAACTCAACGAAGGTGCGCCGTTCCCTACGCTCACCTCAAAGGAGCACACGTTTGTCTTCCCAGCCGACAAAATCTACGAAATCCGTATTGAAGAAGCGGATGTCCCCGAGGTCAGCGAAAGCAAAGGGCCGGAAGCTACAGAATTGGGTAGTGGAAAAGTTACTTGACACTTTCAAAGGGTTGACTAATCTAGACATAAGGTCAACCCCGATGGGGGTTAACGGTGTAGATGTGCAATTTTCTACGGCAGCATACAAGAAGTTTCCGTACGATATTGAGTGTAAGAACACAGAACGTATGACTACACTGTATAATTATTACGAACAGGCTATAAGCCATGAGACAGGCGGCGAGCCGTTGTTGATTGTAAAGATGAACCACAAGAAGCCGCTTGCTATTATGGACGCCGAACATTTTATAAAGGTAGTATCATGTCGACCAATCACGAAGTAACATTAAATCCAGGTGACTCTGCAGTAATAGTACGGCATGAAGATGGAGAGAACGCTGGATTTGAAATTGAAATATATCACCACCCATCTGACAAAGTTTCAGAAGACGATTTAGTATTTTACACACTACTAACTCGTGGTATGGCGTTTCAAGCAACACAAGATATGGAAGCTGTGTTGGATATGGGGCGTGAGAGTTTTGGAGATGACGAAGTAACAACTACACAGCATTGAGGTTGTGGTATGAGACACGTTGATTTATGTAGTGGCATAGGCGGCTTTGCGCTAGGCTTTGAGATGGCGAGGTTGTCTGTGCCTGTTTTGTTTTGTGATGTCGAACCGTGGTGTCGCAGAATCCTAAAGAAACACTGGCCTACAGTTCCTGTGGCCGAAGACGTAAAGGTGTTAGCCAATGACCCAGCAAGATTTGTTCCAGACTGCGACATCCTCACAGCAGGATACCCTTGTCAACCCTTCAGTCAAGCAGGTAAGCGCCAAGGCGAAGAAGACCCACGCCACATCTGGCCGCACATCCGCAAAATTATTGCATCCAAAAGACCCTCTTGGGTTGTTCTCGAAAACGTTTATGGTCACATCAGCTTGGGACTCGACTCGGTGCTCACTGACTTGGAGTCCGAAGGCTACACCACAAGGACGTTTGTTGTTCCAGCTGTTGCCGTCGGCGCCCCACACAAACGAAACAGAGTCTGGATTGTGGGCCACACCGAGGACAACGGACGTGACAGGGGGGCCGAGACAACTGGACGAGAAGGGGCGGCGAGTCAGCAAGACGAATCCCAACTTGAAATTTGGGGCGAACT